TCAGTCTTCGATTTTCTGGAAGCGCGGCACCTGCTTGCCATCGACCTCCACCATTTCAAAGAAGGCCTCACGCGGACGCAGCCACAGCCGTCCATCGGCGGCGCGATAGACGATCATGGGGGTGAGGTCAGCCTCCAGGATGGCCTCATCGACATATTCATAGATACCCCCCTTGTAGTGACGATACAGTGTCATGCGCTTCCCGCTTCCTGCTGAGTGTGTTGGACAGTGAGGCGGCATGGTACTACCGATGACCGGCTGTGCGAATCTCCCCAGACTCTGCTGACATAGGCCGCACAGAAAAACGCCCACAGGGTCAACGGCTTGCAGTACAATGGCGCGCTTTGACAAAATGCTACCTGCATCGGTAGCGGCAACTCTGCGGCAAGCCCGCTGCCAGACTGCTTTCGCACCGATGCCCGACACCTTCAGCGAGGATGGCGAAATTGGTAGACGCACCAGGTTTAGGTCCTGACGCCAGCAATGGTGTGGGGGTTCGAGTCCCCCTCCTCGCACCAGACAATTCCTTTAAAATCAAATACTTAAAGATTTAAGGTTGTCATTATTTTGGGTATTTTGGGGCTGTTTTGGCATAGGAATGCCAACATAATGACAGCCTCGAACTCCTGAATCGCCATATTCGCTATGATCAAAACCATGACAACTTGGTTAATGGCTGTATATGTTTATGGCATTATCTAAGCAGAACCGCAGCCGACAATCTCGAAATGGTTAATTAACGGCCGCATTGAACTACTCGGGGATAAATAGAAAATGGATCGAAAAAAATCGAAAACCATAGTCGAACACGAAGATATCGACGTTCAGTTTAATAAACTGCATTTCGATCCAGTGAATCCACGCGGCGAGCCAGAGACAGATGAAGAAAAAATACGGGCGCTGTTTGGAGCTCAATCTGAAACCCTTATGCTCGCAACGCATATTGCGGAAAACGGTCAGAACCCCTTAGAACGCATTGGCATCATTGAACACCCGAAGCTTCCTGGGCATTATGTAATTCGAGAGGGAAATCGCCGCCTCTGTGCGATGCAGTTACTTCGCGACCCCGAACGAGCGCCGTCCGACGCAAGCCGTAAGGCATTTCAAAAACTGGCTAGTTCTGGTCGGCAGATACCAGACAAAATCCAAGCCGTGCTATTTCACGAAAAGCAGAAAGCACGTGTGTGGATGTCTGTTAAGCACGAAGGACCTCAAGGCGGATTGGGGACCCTTCAGTGGGGGCCCAGCGAAAAAACTCGCTTCAATAGAGAAGGCGACACTGGCCTGACGCGCCCAAAGAACCCAAATAGACAAGCAGAAGCGCTGCTGACATATGCGGTCAAGGAGGGACTAATTACGGCAGAGGAACGACAGCTCATAGCACTTACTACGCTCACCCGCTACCTGCCCAATGTTCGCACGGCGCTTGCCCTTCTTAACACAGAAGACTGCACGACAAATGCTCGGCCCGACGAATTTAACGCCGCGCTCAAGAGATTTTTGAAAGATGCGAAAGATTCCGGAACCTCTCAAGAAAAACCTGCGTTAAGTTCTCGGTCCAACTCCGCGCAGCGCACGGAGTATGCGGAGACACTTCGCAGAGAGGGAGTTGCTCCGACTCACCGCGACCAAACTCCTTACGATCCAGCCCAATCACCGCCAGCGAAGCCGGCCACTAGAAGCACTGGCACAGCTAGAAGCGCGACACATCCGAGTAAGCGCAAGCAACTTATCCCTAACTCGTTCGCAGTGCCAGTAAAAGACAACGTGCTACTACGGCTAGTCAGCGAAGGAAAGGGGCTAAATCCAGATGATGCTCGCTTCAGTTGCAACTACTTAAACCGGGTAATTTTAGAGCGGATCGTCCATCTTTACGCAACCAAATATGGCATCGGAAAGGATGGCGATTTCGCGTCTGTGGTTCAACGGATAATCGCCCACGCAAAAGCAACGACACAACCTCCTTCAAAGGGGATTGTGAATGTATTAAACAAAACTGCTGACAAGCGAACCTCATATTCATACGAAATTATGAGCAATCCGATCCATGGCGGCTCGGTCCCCACCGGGGCCGATAACAGAGCAAACTGGGAGTCACTGCAGCAGGCCTTAGAATATCTACTCTCCAGCATGAAATAATCCTGGCCAAACCAAGATTATTTAGCTAACTTATCGGCTATGCCAATCACCGACACTCCTTTGCGCTACCCTGGAGGTAAAACGCAACTTGCCCCTTTTGTTGGGGACTTACTTCGAACCAATGACTTGCTTCAATGCGTCTACTGCGAACCTTTTGCTGGCGGAGCGGGTATCGCCTGCCGCCTGCTACTTAACGGAACAGTCGCAGAAATTTGGATTAATGACTTCGATCCGGCGATTTATGCGTTCTGGCACAGTGTCTTGTATTCATCGGACCAGTTGTGCGAGCGCATTGCCACTGTAACGGTAGATATCGCTGAGTGGCATCGACAACGTCAGATACATGCTGATGAAAGAGACAATTTGTTTGAGCTAGGATTCGCCACGCTGTTCTTGAATCGTACCAACCGATCCGGAATTCTAAAAGGCGGTGTTATTGGTGGACTTTCTCAAAATGGGAAATACCTAATAGATTGTCGCTTTGGCCGTGAGGAACTAATTCGAAAGATCAAGCGAATAGCTCTTTACAGAGAGCAAATTCACCTGACCTGCATCGATGCCCGTCGCTATATTGCGACTGAACTCAAAAAACTGCCAAAACATGCCCTGGTCAACGTCGACCCGCCGTATTATCGCGCTGGACCAGATCTTTATACGAATTCATATCAGCACAAAGACCACTTGGTGCTGTCCCAGGCTGTAAAAAAAATGCCACATCGATGGATGATGACTTACGATGATGTGCCAGAAATCAGCGCAATGTACAAAGGGTTACGGCAGTACCGTAAGACCCTTATTTATTACGCACAAGTCAAAAGATCGGCGGCGGAATTAATGATTCTTTCAGACTCCCTGATTGCTCCAACTGGTCTAGACTCAGTTCCGCAAATGGCCGCGTAATGAAGAGTTTCGGAGCGCTTCACCCAACAGAAGGCTGAACGCCCCTCTTACTCTGTCCGTGCTTCGTCCATCATTTGTTCTGCACGGTGGTACTTGTCGACGCAGGCATTGAGATCCCGCACGATGTCGTCGCCTTCTCGGGCGAAATCGAGAATTCGCTCAGCAGCCTCTGGCAGAAGGTTGGCTCGCGCTTCTCGATCCCCAGCGCCGGCAGTTGCGGCAGCGGCGGCTGCACTAGCCGCGTCGATGGCGACTGACAGCCGCCCAGCACCAGTGCGCAGCTCGTTGCGTAGAACATCCATTTGCTTCGTTGCATTCTCTTTCTCCTGTTGACGGGTGGCCTCAATGCCGGCGAAGGCGCGCTGCCCATTGCGCTCGGCCTCTCGATATCGTTCCGTGGCGCTGGCCAGAGCGAGGGCATGCTCCTCGCTGACCTTGGCTGCCCTGCCCTCATCGATCTGCGCCTGACGATGGCCGCCCCACAGAAAACCGCCGATCAGGCCCAGGCAGAGGGCCAGCACGACAGAGCCGAGGGCTATCGCTATGGTCTGAAGCCGGTTCATGGGATCACCTTCAGGGCACGGTCATAGATGGCCTTGCGCTCAGCAAAGCCGTTCGAGTCGCCGATGGCGGCCGTTTTCTTTCCCCGGTTGACCACGTCGCTCACCCCATCGATGTCGCCGGCGTCCGCCCACTTGGCCAGGCCGTTGACCTTCCAGAACCAGCCGGCAGCGCGGCAGCCGTGGACCGGCTCGCACAGCAGGCGGGGCTGCTCCACGCAATCCAGTTCCAGTGCCATCATGACGGCCAGGTGGTTGAGGTAGCCCGTGATCTGGATTGGGCCATGGCCTTTCCAGAAGCGGCCTGGCGCGCTGCCGTGGGCGGCCGCGATGCGGATCGCCTCCGGATTGGTGTTGCCCAGGTCGGCGCGGTTGTCATAGGCGGCGCCGCTGGCCAGCTCCTCCATGAATCGGAACTGGCCCGACTCATGGCCGACCTGCGACAAGAAGGCGGCGATCCGCAAGCGCGTATCAATGCCGAACTCCTGCATGGCCGCATTGAGAGGGTCCAGAAACAACGATGCCCGCGTGGCGGCGGGCATGATGAGCTGGAGCTGCTGGAGTGTGAGGTTCATTCCGATCCCCTTCTATCTGTGGCGCGGCGATTGCGATACAGCCAGCCGCCCGCCATGAGGCCTGTAACGCCCACGTTCGAGATGACTTCCATTGGCTGGGGATGAAGGTATCCGTACAGCGGCCCGACCAGGACGCCGAAGCTTCCCAGCCCGGTGATCACGTACCAGGCCCGCACGACATGGTTGCTGCGATGGTCCATGCGGTTGAGCGCAAAGGCGCAATGAAGGAACAGCACCAGACTGGCGGCGAGATTGACCGCCAGGAGGTAGTCGGTGGAGAGAAGAGACTTGATCATTTGGACGGCTCCTGGTTGATGTTGCCCCCTCCGAATTTGGTCCGGACCCAGCCCAGCCCCAGCGGAATGGCCGTCTGGGAACTCGCCCCGATCACAAAGCCGCTAAAGAGCCGGGTGGCCTCCGAATACTTGCTAGACCAGGCGAACACGTCGGACTGGATAAGCCAAGCGTGGAGCATGGGGCCGACATAGCCGCCCATGAGCGCGCTGGTGATCAGGATCATGACGGCGCGAGGGCGAGACACCGGCGGCAGGTTGGAGAGCATGGCCATCCCCCCGGCCAGCCCCGCCAGCAGCATCTCGTACTGCAGTCCCAGGAATGACCCTGTAATGGTGATGGTGCCGACGGCAAATGCCCCCGATCCGGCCCCGATCACCGCCCCTGTTGTTGGTTCTGGCATTCATATCCCCTGATAAAGCCGCCGAGGCGGCAGTGCAGACGTCTGCACAAATGAAAAGGGCCACCCGAAGGCGGCCCGAGATGAGGCTGACGACGCATTAGCTCAGCTGCGCCGCCTGCCGGAACAGATCATCCACCTGGGCGTCGGTCAGCTTCAGCGCCGCCGCCAGATTGGCCACGAAGGGACTGGTGCGCTCGACCGACGACGAGAACTGCCAGGCCAGCCGGGTTTCCGTGTCAGCCGCTGCAGCGGCCCCCTCCACTGTGTCCAGCAAGCCAGCAGCGAGCAATGCACGGCGTGCCTGCAGCGGCGTCACGGCAACAGGAACTGGCGCTGGTGCGGCCTGCCACGCAGTACCGTCCCACACGTCGCCAGGATTGGGGCGCCGGGGACGTGCCTCATCCAAGTGGTTAATCTGGTCGCCCTCGTAGTAGCCGATGTCGGCGTTGAAGTAGTAGCCCATTAGAAAGCCCTCTTAGCGGAAAGAAGCAGTTGTCCCGCGCCAGCGAGCAGGCCAGCACCAATGTACAGACCCGATCCCCCCGTGTTGACCAGAGCCGTATTTCGGCTAAATCCGCTGGTTGCGGGCCAGGGCGGATTATTCGAGTTACTCGACGCGGCAAGGGTATTTTCGAACCATGGGTCTGAAGCGGTTCGCCGTGCGAATCCAGTTGTACTTACCAGCTCCACCGGAACGCCAATGTTGTGGTTGAAGGTGTAGGTACCCAATGAGGAGAACGCGACCGGCGATGCAGCCGAGCTGAGATATCTCCCATTAAGCGCATAGTTCACCACGCTGACCACGGACGCACTCCCTGCCATAACCTCGCCGACATAGAGACGCTTAGTGGCAGTGAGCACCGGCCCGCTTCCAGCTGCAGCGGAGGGACCAGTTACACGGTACATTTTCATCTCCGAGACATTGAAGAAATCGGAGGCATATCCAGCGGCGGCGATGTTGGGAGCTGCCATAGGAACTGCATAGGTATTGCCGTTGGGATGCTCGCAGTACGGAAGCACCTCGAATTCGTCGATATAGCCGGTAAAGTAACTCACGGTGCCGATCCGGCGCGCGCCGACTGTAAGTCCATCCGAAAATGGCATGCATCGCAGGCTGGACGCGATAGTAGTGTCAAGGACTCCGTCCACATAGACGAAATACTTTCCGGCCACCGCATCAAACGTCAGTTCGACGAAGTGCCAAGCGTTCAGCGACATAGTGCTTGCGCCCAGAACGTCGCTGGCGATATCGAAGCTGCCGGACCCACTAGAAATGAACAGGCGGGTCTTCTGGCCAGAGATATCCAAACAAAAGCCGGTCCCGCCAGACGCCGCATTTGCGCCCCCGAACACGCCTAGCGCAGTGGCGGTCGTCAGATAGATCCAGCAACGGATTGCCCACGAGCCCGATCCAAGACTGGTAATTCCAGTGCAGCGAGCAAAATCGCTGCTGCCATTGAGCACATTGTTTGTACCTGAACCACCCAGCCCAGCCGCGCCGAACTTGCTCTGGTTGGCCTGCAGCTTCGCCCCACCCTGCGCCGACCACGTGTTTCCAAAATCATCCAGGAACGTCGTCGCGCCAGCCGTGCCATTGAAGTGCAACAGCGCCTGGGCGGACTGGTTGTAGACGCGACCATACTGTGGCGGCGCGAGGGTTTTGCCCCAGGTCACCGCCGTTGCAGACACGTAGTCGGCCAGGATGTAGCTGACGTTGCTGGCGGCCAGCCCCGAGATGACGCTGGCCACGTTCGTCGTAAGCCGGGTCAGGTAGTTGACCTCGCCCGTCGCGTCGTACCCGCCGGCGAAGGACAGCACCATGGGGGTGGCCGCAGCAACCAACGCCAGGGACAAGCCACTGCCAGCAGAAAGCATGCTGGCGTAGCCGTTCGCATCCACTGCGCCCGCCAGGACAGTCTGCCGCACGGACGAGGCAGCGCCAGCGACCACTGGTGCCGGGTTGAGCAACTCGAACACTGCAGGCGCCGCGCTGATCGGCTTGCGGTATCGGAAGATCGCTGGCCAGTTGGCCACGTAAGCGCCCACTACCAACGGACTCCCATCACCACTGACGATGGGCAGCGGATCGAGCGCATCCACCTTCAGGGTAGGCGCAGCCGCTCCGTTCGCGCCAGGGCAGCGCACGTGAAGTTCCATGCCGTCCACCAGTTCCAGGAGCGTGGGGGTTAGCGCGACGACCATCGCGTCGCCGGTACCTGTGGCCACCGCGAAGATGGACTTCCCGGCCTGGACATCCTCCACTGACGACACACCGAGCGCTGCGCGCGCGCCAGGCTTGTCGTCGCTGTCAGTACCCAGCAGCGCGGCCAGGTAGTCTCTCATCGTCGCCCAGGCCGTCTTCATTTCCGCCGTGGTCGGCTTGGGCGACTTGGTGCCGTCAAACAGATTGCGATTCGGTAAAAGTGCCATTTTCTTCCCTAGTAAAGATACCCTTGAATTGTTGCGTCGATCACTCCAGCGACCGGCGTGCCGTCCTTGTTGAAGCAGGCCACCATCGGCCCCTGGCTGGCGGACTTGTCCAGGACGCGGACGGATGCTGCACCGGTACCACTGTCCTGCAGCGTGAGTTGCACGTTCTTGATCACGCCGTACTGCTTCGCCAGCGGCAAGCGCGTCCCCAGCGCCGAAATGACCACGTCATTGAGCTTTTCCTCGATGTCCGGCACATCGATGACCGCCCGGCAGACGCCGATCACACCCTCAACAGGTCCGGTCCCAGTGGTGAACCGGAACTGATATTCAGCGCGCTGCGCGATCACATTCCCCGGCCATGGTTGCCACGGCGCGCTGTCCGCATAGAAGGGATCGGCATCCGGCCCGAAGAACTCCGCGCCGTCGTCGGCAGGCCAGAAGGGATCGCTTCCCGATAGCCGGTACTCGATGCGAACGGCTGAACCTGAGATATCCAGATCCAGCGTCATCTTGCTGCCAGCCGCCCCGCTGGTCGGTATGAACGGCGGCGTGGTGTAGGTCATCACTTCGAAGTTATCGACGTAGAACGGATCTGCATCTGCCCCGAAGAAGTCCGCCACATCGTTACCCCAGAACGCTGCCGCCCCCTCCGCGTGGAGAGAATCCGCGACGATGGCGCCGCCCGTCAGCTCGCCGGGGAAGCCCATCGCCTGGAAATCGAACTCCTCAACCACATTGGCCACCAGTTGGTCCCCGAAGGCCTGAAGGATGATCGCCGGCGCTGCCGAGTATTGCCCCGAGCGATTCACCGCCTTGATCATCAAGGTCAGCGCGCCGACGGGCTTAGTGAGCACCTGGTACGGACTGGCCAGCAGGATGCCGTTATGCAGTGGCGTGGCATCTCCCCAGCTGCTGTTCTGGCCGTAGTGGAAGCGAATCTGGTACCCCGCCAGCTCCGCGTCCACCACATCACTCCAGGTCAGCACGTCATCGTCGGCATAGAACCATTCCACGTCGGGCGGCGGCCCCATGTTCCCGTCAAGCTGGGTCGCGGCGGACTCGACGGCGCGAGCTGCAACGTTGATGCTGTTGAAAGCCCTCACCCGTGCCACGTAGCTGCCAGCGTAGATGCCCGGCACCTCAGCGCTCAGCGAAGTCGTGCGCGGCAGTGACACCCACTCTCCGTTGTCCCGCCGCCACTCAACTTCATAGGTCATCGCTCTGTCGGCGGCTGGCCAGGAAATCACCATCGTGGTCGCCCTCGTCCCATTGGTCACCGAGCTATAAGTCGAGAGCTTCACTTCCGTGACCGGCGGCTGAAAGCGCATCGGGACCACGCTATTCGGACGCTCAGGGATCACCGTCGCGTTATCGACGTAGGCATACAGGCCAGGCTCGTGCTGCAGCGCCGTGATCTCAAAGGTGAGGCCATCCTTCTCCGTGACGGACAGCACCTTGTAGAGCGGCACCACCAGGTCGGCGTTATCAACCGTCCAGATCGCCTGCGCCTGAGGCGCGAGGGAATACGGCTGTGCGACCACCACCTCTTCCCCACTGACCTCCAGCACAGTCCGGGTTTCGGTGACGCCAGTGGATAGCGTGACGGTCAGCGCATCTCCTGCCACGATGACCGGCGCCTTGTCCAGGACGACGCGGTCGCTGGTCGCGGCACGAATCCGGCCACCGTTCCGCCGTCCCATCTTGCTGGCATCAGCAACACGGATGATCTGGCCAGGTGCTGCCACGGCACCGTCCAGGCCGACCGTGAAAGTGACGGTCTCCGTCAACAAGCGCGAGGCGGCCAGTGCCCGCCGTCCGTACCGCTGGGCCTGGCCCTGCGAGGTGCAACCGAAGGCCGTGAGTTCCACCTGGCGCATACCATAGCGAGCAATGCCGTCCGGATCTTCGACGTACTCGTTCTTGGCGCGATAGAAGTCTGTCGGATCGTTCCAGGACACCAGCGCCGTGGTGTAGCGGGTGCGCCGACTGCTGCCCACATAGGAGAACTTGCCGTCCACCACGTTGGCCCCGGTATAGGTGTAGACCGGGTCTGCAGGCATATCCGCCGTGGCAACCAGCTGGCCGCCGCCCCAATAGCACACGCCCCAAAAGATCGAGGCAAGATCCTGCAGCACCCGATAGGCCTGCTCCTGCTTCTGGATGTACACGTTGCAGGTGTAGCGCGGCTCCTGCCCGCCCTTCCCGTCCGGCACCAGCTCATCGCAGTAGCGAGCGATCTTGTAGAGCTGCCATTTGTCGATCTGGGCCTCGGAGAGCCGCGTACCGGCGCCATATCGCTTGTGCAGCACCAAGTCATAGAAGATCCAGGCGGGGTTATCTGTCCAGGCGGGTTTAAAGGTACCGTCCCAGATGCCGTCGTAGAATCGGGTCTCCGGGTTGTAATTCGAAGGGACACGGATGATGCGCCACTTCATGTCATAGGCACGGGTCGGAATCGCATTGAACTGGGAGGCGTCCACCATCAGCCCCATGACCGCGGACATGGGATACCGGAGCTTGGCATCGATCACCTCCGTGATTGACTCCACCATGGTGGTATCCACGATCCGCGAACTGTTCGCGTTCGCCGTGAGCCTGCGAGCTCGAACCTGCCAGCCAGTAGAGGTTGCCCTGGGCAGATTCACGCGATGGCTGCGCGCATACTTCGTGGTGGTCTTGCCATCGAAAGCACTCGAAATGACGTTGACGAAGCTGCCGCCATCGGTCGCCACGTCGATTGCGTAATCGATGCGGTAACCATTGACGTTGCCGTTGCTGTTATCGGTCTGCTGGAGGCCCGGAACCGACAGACGCACGCGCACTGCCGACAACTGCAGATTGTTGATGCCCCGCGTCCATGCGACCGATGACTTCAGTTCCGTTGAGATCCCCAGCTCGTTCTGCACCTCCGGAAAACCAGGGATGTACGATTGATCTTGAGTCCCGGGCCGGAACTCATACTGGAAGCCCGAGAAGTTATAAGAACCACCCGAGTTCTGCAGAGGCGTCTCGTTAAGGTAGATCGACTGCGCACCGTTGACCAGGCCAACAATGGGCCCCTCGCAGACCAGATCCAGCACCTTTGCATAGGAGATACTCCGCAGACTGTCGGGTGCCTCGACGGCGGAGGAGCCCTCTCCACCACCCTTACCACCGCCACCAAAGCCGGTAATCTCTCTCATGCCTGATCCTCTGCATAAATGCCACCGGAGATGACTGCCGAACCGCCAACGCAGCGTCCATACCCCAGCGGGACCGGATTGCTCTGCGCACTGGTATTGACCGGGCCGTTGAAGTTGTACGAGGCCTGGTTGTCTACGCTGTCTTGCGACGACACCCCGGACTTCTGAGGCACCAGCATCTGTATGACGCCGCCCGCCATCATTGCGAACCCGAACTGCATAAAGGGCGTGCCGGCACCTGGGAAGAAATAGTTCACGACCATCCCAACCACCACCAGAACTGCACCTACGATTGTTTGCAACGCACCTGCCTGCTTACTTCCCTGGAGCATCGGAGCGATACGGATATCATCGCGGCCAGGTGGATTTGCCAACTCGGCGCACGAAAGGTTCTGCCGCCCGTTGAATACCGCATAGACAACGCCTTTTTCGTGCGCCGCCATCAGTTCGGCCTCGAAACCAGGCAGCAAGACACACAGCGCCCGGATCGCCTCACGAGCGCTGCTGACGGCCAGGCGGTGAACGCGCCCATAGGTGGCGCCGAGCTTCCCGTACAGTCGAATTGTTCTCAATCGATCAGTCATAGCCATCAAAAAAGAAAGCCGGCTTTCGCCGGCTGTTATCCCACATAGCGCACCACCAGGCGCGTCACTTCCGCCCAGTAGCCGCCGTACACATCCCGCCGCGATGGTCGTCCGTAGAGATGATGAAGAATCTCTCCGTTGCCTATATAGACGGCCGCATGATTCGCACGCTTGGAGCGGACCTGCATGATGAAGCAATCCCCCTCGCGTACCTGAGAGATATCAATCGGGACAAAGCCAGCCTCCCGGAAGTGCTCCAAGTAGAGATCTGGGCCGTTCTCGCCTTCCCACCAACCATCCTCCCTCGCAAAGTCTTTGAGCACCACGCCGCGCTCCTGCAGGAACCAATCACGGATCAAGGCATAGCAGTCCAGCACACCGTGGAAGAACTCGCGCCCGAGCAGCGGCGCACGATATCCACTCGGATGGACCGTGACCAGCTCCGCCGCTACCACCTCGCCGTCCACCCCATCGACCCGGACGATATGCCAGGGCAATGCCGACTCTTCGCACGAGACAAGATCCCCTTGCGTCGGCGCCGCTGGCCAATCAGGATGAGAATGCACCACAGCGACGACCTCACCGCGATCCAGCGCCGCACCCTGGTCCGCCTTGCTCAAGACGAAATAATCGTTGCGACGGTCACGGCCGGCCTTGCTGGGCGGCGCGACATTGCGGCAAGGGAAGTAGATCTCATCCCCATCGTGATCGACCACGACCAGGCCGCAGCACTCGCGCGGATACTCCGCCACCGCATGGGTGCGGATGGCAGCTTCAGTTTCTGGTTTCATTTCAATTCGCCCTAATCAGATCCGCCGCCGGGAATCCTCCATATGGCAGCTCTTCGAACGCGCCGAATCGGCATTTGCACGACGAAAGCCGCTTGCCACAACGATCAAGGGAGCGATCAGTCACAGGTTCATCACGGGTGTTGAAGAACGTAATTCCCGTCCACCCGCACTCTGCGCCCCGATACTCCCAGGGACACAGATTGGCTATGATCTTGCGCGCCGGCAGTTTGAGCCCATCAAAATCCAAGGGACTCGATAGCTCGAACTCGATCACCTCCGCAGTTTGAGCGGTCTTCTGTTCCACGTACCAGATCTCCGGGGGGAACTGCTCATCCGGATCTGCATCTGGATTCCCCTCCGGGAAGTTCACCGCATCAAGATACTTCCCCAGCGTGGTGAAGCGAGTCACCTTGGCACCGACGAAGTCGTCCAGGTACATGCAAGCCGCGCCGATGGTTCCATCGATGTTGCCCACCCTGAGCTTCGGAGTAGCAGGGCGACCGTCACTTGTCTTTGCGAAGCCCTCAGCCTGAATTGGCCAGGCCGAGTATTCTCGACCTTGCCAAACAATTACCCCCTGCTGGCGATAGCCGTGAAATAGGAGAACATCGCCACTAATCTCAGTGGCGTCCAGCTCGAACAGCTCGACCTTCGCGCCAACCTCCAGCTTCTGGATATCAGAACTGATACTCATGGCAGCCCCGCCAGCTCGAACTTAACAGTGATATGCACCGGTCCGTTCCGAAACATTGGCACCTTCTGGAACGACGATGCAAGATAAGTGCCTTGTTTTCCGCCTGGAGGCGTCCACAGAAATCGGACCGACTTACGATGCCGACGCAGAAAGGCTTCGATATCCGCAGAGGTGGGGGCATCACAGCGGAAAGAAAGACTCCACACTTCTGTTTCCGAGTTAATACCATCATCAGCCAACTGCGAATACCCATCGCCAAACTGCGCCCTCAAGGTCTTGAAGTCTATTTCGCCTGCCGGCTCAAGCTGTGGAGCCCAGCTAAAGGTTTCCATTTCAATCATCCTCCTGCACTAGCCATCCGATGGAACAAGCCGCCCTGCCGCTTCTCCCTGTCTAATTTGCGATCAATACGACTATCAACATAGGCTCCGATGTCTGTTCCAACCTGATTCCAATCGGTCGGCGCTTGGACAGAAGTGCTATCACTCGTTACATAGACATTCACCTCAACGGAAGTGGCCGCTGCATTACTCGCAGACAGACCCGTAACGTTGACCCCCAGCTCACCATTAGCAGCTCTGGACAGAGGCATGATCGCCTCCGGCCCTGCCTCCCCCATCAGGCCTGCCCCCTTGGCGTAAGCAAAAATGGTCGGCGACGAAACGATCTGTCCACTGTAAGCGCTCAAGCTAGGTGAGCTATAGACACCGCCCAGCGCATTCACCGTCATCCCTGAAAAACCAGATCCGAGAGAACCAAACGTGCTACCCGGCTGAACACCAAATGCCGTTGGCCCCGCTCCTGCACCGCCGATCTGCCCCGTAGATCCTCCGCCGAAGTAGGAGGCGGCAGCGGAAATCGCAAAGTTAAATAATCCGGATATCGCAGCGCGCGCCTGCATCTTTGCAATATCAGCGATCACCGACTTAGCCAGGCCCGAGAACGAGAGCTTGCCAGTAGTTACAAAGCCAGCCCAGGCATCTTCGAGCCCCTGCGTCATCGTGGTGAAGCTATTACCAATCTGGCTCCCCACATCAGTTGCAGACTCGCCGTACTTTCGCACCGACTCGGTCAGGTTGAACCATGGATCGCGGTTCTTCTGATCAACAGCGTCATACAGTGCATTCGAGCGCTCAATCGCCTGTGCTGCCGCAGCATCAAAGCCTGAGCGATCAATCGGAGCAACACTGTTCTTCTGGGCCTGACGAACCTGCTCATCGACGTCCTTCTGGATTCGACGTGCCGCTGTCATCTTCTGAATCTCCAGAGTGGACTTTCCCATCATGTCCAACTCAAACTGCTGCTGTGAGAGCGACTGATCCTGTTGAATCGCCCATTCCTTCATGGACTTGTTCAATTGGTCCTGCGCAGCCGACAACCCGAGCGTCTGCATTTCCAGCTTTTGCGTGGCGTCCAGGCGCGCTTTGTCTTTCTTCTCATTTAGAACCGAGATCTTGTTGGTCGCCTCTTGAACCTCCTTCTGTGTCTGGGCGGTAGAACGATAGCGCTCGAGGACAGCGATCTCGGCGTCATACGCCTCAATCTGGGCCTGCAGACCATTTTTTATTGACAGCGTCCGATACTGCTCGTACGTACTTAGATCAATGAGGTCACGCTCCCGCAACTGCGACACATACTCATCATGGAACTGCTGAACGTCTCGCTGCTTGGACAAGGCCAGCTCAATGCTCTTGAGCTTCCCCTCATTAGCCGACTTGGCCGCAGCAACACCATCGCTATCATTGGTCGGCTTATCAGACATCTTGTCGATAATCTGCTGCCGCCCTTTTTGGAGCTGCGCATCCGAGATCTTGCCCTTGAACTGCTTATCGAAATCAGCCAGCGTGTCCGCCAGCTTTTGCTCCTTCGATTTGTACTTATCCAGAAAGTCGTCGAACCTGGCCTGGACGTCCTTTGTGTTCTTGATATCCTGCTGAGCCTTCAGCTCCGCGATCTTGGTCATCGCCTGCGCATAGTCGTTGTTCGCATCAATCAAGAGGATCTGGCGAACGCTCTCACTATCCTTAGCGTAGTCACCAGTACCATTCTTGATCGCATCGATACGGGACTTCAGGCCTGCAATCTTGGCCACGTCCTGATCGTTCGTGTCGGCCAGGACTGGCGTTGCCTTCACTAGGGCATTACGCTCCTTGAGCTTTGCAATCTGCTGATCGAGGCGAGCGAGGAACTGCGGCGTCGATTCCTCCACCGATTTCAAGGCATCCTTCTCGGCCTTGTCAGAATGCATGCTCCAAAGCTGCCAAGCAGCCACCCCAAGCCCCAGGACCGTGGTGATGGCTCCAATAGGACCGCCTAACAAGCCCAGTGCGCGCGAAGCCAAGCCGGCAGATGCAGAGGCACCTGCCTGTGCTGTTGTGTAGGCGTTAGCAGCCGCAGTCGCGGCTGCTGTTGCCGCCGCCAATTGCGTCTCAGCTGCGACCTGCGCACGGGACAGTGCGCCCATTTCAATGAGAGCAGCACTACGTGAGGCCACAGCAGCCCGATTCATCGCCATCGCAGTGCTGTAGGCACCGATGGCTTGTGTTGCGGCGATGGTGGCATTTGCCTCGCTCAGCGTCACCATAGCCTGCTCTCGCAGAGCAACGATGCTTGCCACCTTGGCCTCAGCGGAGGCGACATCTGCAGACGTCTGAGCTGCCGTAGCGAGGGTAGACTGCATCAGCGCCGCCCGCTCGGCCGACGCCGCCGCTGCAGCAGCGAGCGCAGCACTTGCTTTTTGCTGCAGCATCAGGCCTGCTTCGATTGCCCATCCGCCCAGCTTATAGGCAACGACACCAGCAACTGCGGCCTTCAATACATCCAGATTCTGCGCAAGGAGCTGCACGCCTTGCGCGGTTGCTGCGCCAATTCCCGGCCCTTCGTTGATGGCGGTGATCTCGTTGAGGATGACGTTCTTCAATTGAACGAACGACTGACCGACCGTTTGCGGGATCTTGTCTGCCTCGGCCTGCAGCTTATCGAACTGGCCGACGACAGCAGCCACGATCACCTCTGCCGTCAACTTCCCTTCCGACGAAAGCTTCTTGAGCTCTCCCCGCGTCACGCCCATCCCATCAGCAATGGCCTGGGCCAGTCGCGGCGCGTTCTCTGCAATCGAGCGATATTCATCGCCCTGCAGTTTTCCGGATGCCAGAGCCTGTCCCAACTGAAGAATCGCAGCCTCGGCCTGTTGAACGCCGGCACCGCTCACGGTGATACTGTTGTTCACCGCCTGGGAAAAAGTGACCAGCGTCTTCTGGCTCAGCAGCATATCCGAGGTTGCCCGAGAGACCTTCGAATACAGGTCCACGGTTGCCCCCATCTCCTGCCGGGTACGCTGAGAAACGGCAAAGAGATCGGCCTGAACCGACTTCAGCTCCGCAAAACTATCGGTCACCAAGCGAAGCTGGCCTTGAATGCGACCAGACGTTTCTCCGAGCTGAGCCATCTCTGCCACCAGCCCACCGACTGCGATACCGGCAATGGCAGCCTTCACCATTGTTGCTGCCGACTCCAGTCTGGTGAACGATTGCTCAACGCTCGCAGAGCTGGCCTGAATACGGGCCATGGCCTGCTCGGTCCGCTGAGCGCTCGTTTCCATACTATTCTGGTAGCGCGCCACATCACCGGTCAACGTCACGACCATCGTGCCGACTTGCTGACTGGCCATTGTCTTTCCTCTCCTATTTCTGAGTACCAGGCACACCAAAGATCCGAGCTTTGATCAACGCAGACTGAGCCTCGGGATCATCCAAGAGAATTGGCTCATTGGACGATTCCACCCGACGGGCAAGATCTCCCCAGCGGATGAAGTCGTGTTCCTGATATGGCTCAGGCTTGTGTTTGGGATCACGGTGAGCATTTGCAAACGTCTGCACTGCTACAGCATGGCGGCGATCCGCTACCAGATCACCAAACGGCTCTAGTTGATAGAACGCCAGCCAGCCGGCGAACTCCTTCGAGGAGATCTCCGACTGGGCCTGGCGAACGCTCATTCCGAGCTGGGCGGCGAGCCGGTACCAGAAGCGGAGCTCTGGCCGGCATTGGAGTTTTTTACTTCATCCTCCACCGCAGCTCCGCCCAGGCCGTTCATCTGCATGACCACCATCGCGACGCGCTCGAGCGCACTCGCCTGGCGCTGACGCAGCAGCTCGACCTGTTCTGCCGTGAACAGCAGATTCCCGTCAGCGTCCACAGCGGTGAATGCCACCAGAGTCGCCTGGAAGGTACCGATGGGAGTGGTGCCATCAACCGACTTCGGCAGCGCCTGGTAGAACGCCTCGCGGTCCGCACCGGACATGCTGCGCACACGAACAGAGCCGCCCCATTCGGGGACAGGCACATCGGTGAATGGCAGTTGCGCCGCCAGGATCTGTTCGGCATTTAAGAGATTCAGGCCCATACGACCTCCCCGGTGATCCGGCTATCAATGGTGCCAGTCAGCAGCGCGTTCACTGCGCCCGACATCGGCGTGGACTTGACCAGCAGCGAGAACGAGGCAACATCACCATTCGGCAGGGTGAGCCGGAAGGGAGTCGGCGCGCCGGAGGCCCGTGCGGCTTCCATTGCTTGCTGACCAGGATCATCACGCTTGATATTGATATCCAGGGAGAACTTGCCGAAATCCTGCAGGCCCAGCAGGAACTCCTTCGCCGTGCTGTCCATATCGGTAGCGTCGAGTTCATCCGCCGCACCATCCAGACCCGAGAAGGACTTCACACCTTTGACGAAGGTGTAAGCGGCCGACGTGACCGTGCCGCCGGTGGTGTAAGCAGCTGCGCCGGTCGTGTCAACAGCGATAGCGAAGGTATCAGCCGTTGCAAACAGTACGACAGCTGTTTTCCCGTTCAGGACGGTCGCGCCGCCGATAGCCGCGAGGCCGATCACGTCGCCGTTCCTGAAGCCATGACCCACGGACTTCAAGATAGTCGGGTTGCCGAGTGTGATATCGGTGATGTTCTTGGTGGTGCCGTTGCCGGTCTTCACCTCAAACTTGCACCGTTGTGCCGAGATTGTCATAACGATCCTCAAAAAAATAGGCCGCCCTAGGACGGCCGAGTTCAAACAGGCGAATGGGTCAAATCGCGAACGCTTCGACCCTATAGAAAATGCGATAGCGCGTGGTGATCAGGCAGACCTTGTAATCAGCGCTGGCGTAACGAGGCTCATCGACCTCGACTTCCTCAATATGAAGGATGCGTGGATCAGCAAAACCCATCACCATCGGATGTGCCACCGCCATCACCGCATCAGCCGCCACTTCGGCCTCATCAGCCCTGGAGACCACACTCACAAGGACATCGCATTGCCGCTGCCCATCGCCCTCCATATCCAAATCAGGGACCTCCTTTCCGCGATGGATCACCAGCTGATCCCCCTCCTCCTCCGAGAATGCCCTGGCCAGCGAGCGTCCTACCTGAGCCGAGAGTTCAGGAGAAGCGGCCAGATAGGAAGCCAAAGCGCCCATCAGTTGCTGTCGGATAATCATGACGTAGGCTCCAACAAGGCGGTGCTGAATGAGCCATCGCCAACCGGGTCTGGATTCCGCTTCAGCCGGAAATTCCTGCCTGCGATAGAAACAACCATATCGCGGCGAAGGATGGCCGAGGCGGTCAGATACTCCACGCTGCGCTCAATCACATGCACCACCCCGTCCAAAACGACTTCCCCGCCCTCCTGATAGCTCACGTCGATCTGCGTGCCATCTGGCAAGGTCATGAGCACCAACATGCCGCTGCGCTTGGCCGCACTCACGAAGCGCGCACTAAAGCGCGCTCCGAAGGCATCCACCGTCACGCCGTACGCTGCGCCAGGCGGACCTTGGCGGTCGAGTCACCAGCAGCCTTGGCCACGAAGAAATGACCGACCACGGTGTTATTGGTCGCCACGTCGGTCACGCGCTTATTGGTCTGATCCCAGTAAGCCAACTGCCCCAGGGTGGCTGTGGCCGTACCAAGCGCGGGAAGCTCGTAGACGCCTTCGAGGGCATATTCGCCGCTCTCGTTCGCAGCATAATTCCCGCTCGCGACAGCAGCTAGGCCGCCGAGGATGACCAGGTCACCGGATGCCACGGCAACTGCGACGGCAGCGGTGATAACGCCGCCACCTTGAATGAGGTTCTTCATGTGATGTCCTTTCGTAAAATGTGCCCGCAATCGCCCAAGACCGTTGATCTAGCGCTGGGCGTGTCGAATTAGGGTTAAGCGCCGGGGTTCTTGTGCATGCCCCGGAAATCGATTGCCTTTGCGGCGAAGTCGATACGCCCCTTCACCTTGACGCCCTCGACGTCGAAATCGATGTTCTGCTCGATGAACAGCCCCTCTTCACCATCGAGATATGCGAACTCAACAGTGTCGATCTGGCTGCCGTCGGCCAGCAGGTACCACGCCGTGGTGCTCACATCATCCAGACGAGCCTCCACGACAGGTTGCAGCGTGCCGGCGAACGGGTTCAACTGGCCGGCCTGAGTCGGCTGATAGTTCGGACTGGTCATCTGATAGGCCAGAGTTTCCAGTGCTGCCGGCACCAGCAAAGTACGAGGAGCGATGTTCAACAGCGAACCACCGGGAGCCTTCTGCTTGCGCATGCTGGCGCGGCCCGCGCTGAGCGTGTCCAGCGAGATAGCGCCGCCGGTGGCGGCCAGGTTGCCGTGAGCGGAGTGAAAAACTTCCTTGCCATCCGACATTTTCGGATTGCCAGTCAGGATGCCGTAGACCGTGTCCGATTCCATGTCAGCGGCCGCACGCCCGAAGAACTGTGGCAGTCGCTGCAATGCAGACAGGTCATCATTGATGATCATCTGGCGGGTGAAGGCGACGATCTTGCCGTAGGTAGCCAGCTGGATCACTTCGCCGTCATCGACCAGCTTACCGTACTTGTACTCGCCGTTCTGGCTGACCTTTTCGAATTTCACGGCCGCATCGAACGAGGCGCGGGTCACCGGACGGAAGTCCGACAGCACACCGCGTCGCGCCCAGGTGGTGAAGGTGCGCGGAGCGCCTTGGTAGGCCTCGCGCATCGTGCGGGAGATCACGTTACCGAAAATGATCGGCAGATCCGTGGTGCTATGAGCGCCGCGCTGGGACAGGCCCAGAGCTGCGCCTGCCAACTCCATCGGGCTCATGCCACGGGTGGAGATACCCACGGCTTCCAGGCCTTCACGAGACAGTTCGCGCAGCGACATACCGCGATACTGGCGAGCCGCGTCCGTCAGCTGCACAGCGCCCGGAGCGACGCGATGGGCGATAGCCACCGTCATCGCCTCGCGGCGCACAACGGTTTCGTCCTGCACGGTCTCAATACGTTGGCCTTGGACGCTGCTGGCTGCGGAACGCTGTGCCATACGCTCCAGCAGATCGCTGTTGACTGCGTCGATGGCGACGCCGCGCTCGATGTAGCCGGCGATCAGGTTTTCCGCGTCACCGAGGCCAGATGCGCGAACCGAGACACGGATCGCTGCAGCGCGGGCGCGCTCAGCCGCAACGGCTTCGTCGGCAGCGCGCTGGATTGCGGCCTGGTCGGGCGCGGACGGAGCCCCCGGATTCTGTTGGGTGGCGGATTGTTGTACGGTGGCGTTGTTCAACGCCGCCGAGGTTGCTGCTCCGGGCATGGTGCTTCCTTTCATGGTTGGTTGCACGGCAGCGGCCGTGCGGGTGGATGCTGCAGGTGCCGGCGCATCCGCCGGCATGACCGTAATGACTTCGCAGCTAAAGCCAGGGGGATGCTTGACGGCTCCGTCGTCCGACCGGACCACAGCGCCGGGATCAGCGCCAATCGGCACCAGCGAGATTTCGATGGGCTCCCAGTCCACGGCGCGATAGATCCAGTCCTCGTTACCTTCGACGCCAGGAGCGATCATCTCCAGGCGGTGGATACGCGCACCCACCGAGACATTGGCGATGATCCCGTCCAGCACATCCTGGTAGATCGGCTCGACCTCAGAGCGCTTGGAGAAGCGGACCGTTGCTTCAGCCCCCTCATCCGGGGGCGTCGCAGAATCCACCACACCCAGCACAGCCCCCAGGCTCCAGGTACTGTGGGTATCGAGCAACGGAGCGCTACCAGACTGTAGGCGCTCCATGCGCGCGGCCCCTGGCTCTTGGCTCAGCTCCTCTATATATGCACGGTCGCGCCACCAGTCATAGCGTTTCACCTGCGCACCAGCGGTCCAGGTCACCTTCGCAGTACGGGCTGCAGAATCCACGGAGGAAATCGGCTGCGACCGGCAGACGAGCGCCACGTCCTGGCGCTCGGAACTTCTTGTCACGTTAGGCATAGAGCCTCCCAAAAAGAAAAGCCCGCTAAAGCGGGCCTTGTTGTCCGGAAAAACTTGTTACGGCGTCTCATCCAGAATGCGCTGTGTCTGACGGTCACTGCCGGACTGCCCACTCGGAATATCCTGCAGCAGAACGTCAGCAGCGATCTCAGCATCCATCTGCTCCGGGTCATACCCCAGCTCACGCTGGGCCTCTGCACGACTGATGATGCGATTCTCCACCAGTACCTTATAGCCCTGGCTTTCGCGCAGGGGATCGAGCAGCGGGACGCGCGGAGCAGACCACTCCTCCGGAGTGGCAGAGGCGGACTTAATCACCCCGGCCAAAAAAGCCACTGCCGCCCAGCGGGCGGCGACGCGATCCAGCACCATCGGCACCAGCGCCAGAAACTGGAACTGCTCTACGAATCCTCTGAACTCGATCTTTCCCATTCGCCCACTGGTGAAGTTCACCTGCGAATAGTCGCCCGTCATCTGCTCGTAAGTTACGTCAGCACCAGCGGCCATTGCGCGCAGATCCACTCTCATCGCGGCCTCGTAACCGTCAGTCGCAGCTGGCGCAGCAAACTTGATGTCTTCACCGGGCTGGATGTACTGAATCATGCCGGGGGACAGTGATTCAGTGCGTCGCCCTTTCTCATCAAGACCACCTGCGACCCCAGCACGAAATTGAGAATCGGGCGATACGACAAACACCGAAAAGCAGGCCTCCAGCTTCTTGCGCAGAAGCTCTGCCTCCTGATAAAGGTTAGTGTCCCTGGCCTTCCAGATGTTGATGGCAAGCTCCGGGAAACCGCGAACCTGCCCAGGACGCCCCATCCCGTTGAAGAAGTGAATCACCTCGCTGGCTGGAACAAACTTGCTGGTCATCGACTTCGCCAGATTCGCAACCTCGCCAGGATGCTGGTCGAAAAGCCAGTAACCTGTGCGCTGCCCGAGCAGATTGAACTGAACACCAGCGATACAGAATCCACCTTCGAATTGCAAAGTCTTCGAGGAGTCCAGATAGTCACCTTCGAGAACCTGCAGCTGCAGCGGAACGCGCAGGCCATCCTGGGGACGCCGCGTCCTGAAGCGGATCAGAACTTCACCCGACTCCCAGATACTGCGCACCAGCTGCACCTGCAGGCCACCGAAGTTCAACAGGTTATTGGCGTCGCATTCTCCGCGAGCCCATTTCTTGTACTCCTTTGCAACTGTCGGATCGGTGAATTTAGGAACGATTCCGATGCCGACGATATTGGAGCAGAGCACGTTGACTGCCCGCTTCATGTACGGATTGTTCCTAACAAGGTCACGCGAGCGGTTACGCAGAATCGAGAGCGATCCCGCCAACTCGGCATTGATCGTGCCGCCGCTTGTATTCCACCCAGCGCCGCGCGCCCCACGCTTTGCCCCGTCAAAGCCACGGCGGACATTCATGAGATCTCGCGCATGCATCCGGCGCAGAGCGGTACCGGGAGCAACGTAGCCGATCAGCCTGTCGATAAAGTTCACTGTCAACCCTCCACGATACCGATTGATGCCCCCGGCCGATGCTGGCCTGGCCGAAGCTCGCCACCCACGATATTGCGGGCGCGCACCAGCTCATTGATGCTACGGTAGGTAATCTCCTTTCCGTTGTACTTCACGGTCAATTCGCCGCTGGCAATCGCCGCATCTAGCGCGTCGAGTTGTGTCTGGTCAAAAGCCATATCATCTTCCCATCCAATTTGATTGAGGCTGAATCCATCCGCCACCCTGGGCCGAATACGTATCGCGGCTTTCGTCGCGTTGCTCATCGTGCGCCGGCTCGGCTGCTGGCTCAGCCTGACTAACGCCTTCAGTCGGCAGCGGCTGAGAGAACAGATCAGCAACCCGAGGCTCCAATACACTTTCCAGGTAAGCCCACTCCCGCTCAGTCATCACGTTGATCCGCAGACGAGGGTGATAAGCGCATGCAAGGTTGTAGACCTTGCAGTCCAGCACCTCGTTACGCTGCCGAATCTTCTCCCAGCGATCCTTCACCGGGTTATAGATCTCGGCCACCAACTGCTGATAGAACTCATCGCCGAGGTCGGCAGGAAAGTGCATGCGCAAGCCAACTCGATCCGCAGCTGCATCTGCGTTCAATGCCGCGAAGATGCGCTCCTTCGCGGTGTCGGTGCCGATTGGCCATAGCAGCACCCCGTTCTTGAAGGTTGTGCCGGATACTGTGACATCCTGTTGAGAGGGTCGTCCAATGATGGGCTTTCGCCGCTCTGACGCCCCCTTCAGTGCGAAGACCCCCATATGCTGGCGCAATCGACAATAGTCATAGACCTCCTGGGTGTTCGCGCCGCCTGAGTCGATCCCCGTGACCTGGATCTTCATATCTATCCCGAAGGAATTTCTCAGCGGCGTCTCCAGGATCTTGTCCAGCTCGGCCCACGGTGCCGGTGTTGACGGATCGCCATGGATAACCTGGACGTCAATCGTCCAGTTCTCCATTCCCCGCCCCCATCCGTCTGTGAACACTTCCAAGCGGCCTGGCTGAACGTCCACAGCACAGGTTAGCAACAAGCATCCATTCGGAATCTGCTTGAGCTTGTACGCTTCTTGCCGCTGCTGGATTTCCTTCCACTTCACCTGCGCCGATCTGTCCTCCCAGCAGTCAGCCAGGAAGTTATTGACGAACGCGATCATGTCTGCCGGATCACCGGCAGCAAGTTTTGCACTTGCATTAATCCAATCGCGGGCGGCATCACACCACGGCCGCCAACCAATCGGCGCGTACATTGCGCTCAGATGGAAGCTGGCGGTTTCACCGTCACCGGCAGCTGTCGGCATCCAGTAGGCCTGGTCATACCCAGCCTTCCAAAGATGCTCTGCGTTTCCGACACCGCAGGCCTCACAGTGATACACCGCCGTCTCCGGCTTGCCTTCCTCCCAGCGCAGCCGCCCCCAACTGAAATACTGTGGCGCGCCGCAGTCTGGACACGGCACAAAGTATCGCCGCTGGTCGCCGCGCAGATAGAGCATCTCAATCTGAGAGCGCCCCTTCACGGTGGGGGTACTGTTGGCGAAGATCTTCGCACGCTTGCCGTGGTTACTGGTCCGGTTGCCGGCGAGTGTGATCGGATTCCCCTGCCCATCCACGTTGAGCAGATACTCGTCAATCTCCTCTAGGAGCACATAGCGGACCGTGGTGGATTTCAAGCGGCCAGCGCGGGAGGCGCTGACAAGATTGAGCATTCCACCTGGGAACTTCTTGCGCAGCTTGGTGTTGTCGCTGCCCTTCTTACCTGAGTCTCGTACCCGACGCCGTAACTCTGGCGTCGAGGTCCGCATGGACTCAAAGCGGTCCATCTCCCACTTTTCCGCATCGTCCTTGGTCGCGAACACGGCCAAGATGTTGCCCGCCGCGCTGGTGATGCTATGGCCGATGAAGTTCTCTCCGAGCGCAGACCCTCCAAGCTGGTGTCCCTTTTGCAAGCCAACCCAGCGGATGTGGCTGTTCGAGAACAGCGATGTGTCATCATGGCTGCGCCGCGTCACCGAGCTTGGACGGCCAGTGAGGGCATCCATGATGCCCACCAGGTAGGGTGTGCGCTCGTTGCGCCACCGCCCTGGCTCAGGCGAGTCCGGAGGCAATATCCGATGCTTCGCGGCCCACTCCGCAATGCCGATCCTGGCATCCGGTTTGATCGCCGAAGCGAGAGTCCGGATAAAGAAATCAGTCGCCCCCATCCTCCATTTCCTCTTCATCCTGATCGCTCAGCACCTTCGCAATATCGATGCTGTCGAGGGCGCTGGCCAGTTCGGTTTCGATGATCTGCTCAACCTTCATCGGATCGCTCTCAGCCGCCAGGATGTCCTTGATCCGGGGCGCCACGTTCATAATCGCGTCGCGCAGGGTGCGAAACGTCGTAAAGGCCATTCGGCTGGCCTCGGCAACATCGATGACGCGCCCGGCCAGCTGGTCCAGCTCAATCTGTTCCTTCTCAGCGCGGATCTTCTCGCGACGAGCGCGGTGGACCTGATATTCAGACGTTCCACCCGCTTGTTCGTTTTCATCCTCATCGTCACCGCCGCCTGCTGCAGCCGTGCCAGTCCGAGCAGAATGACGCGCATCTGGCGGCAAGCGCGAGACATCGGTATTCGCTGCCCAGGCAGCGTCAGCGGCAGCAACGTCAATCCGCCCGCTGGCCGTCTTCTTTATCCGGCCAGCCTCCAATGCTTTCTGTACCGAGTACAGCGCGCAGCCGCGATGGCGTGCGTACGCACGCAAGCTGACTTCACCAGTCAGCGGCGTAGATTCAGATTCATTCATGGGAGTAGTGACCACTGACCACCGTGACCACCCTAAAAAAAGTCAGTGACAACACGAAAGGCGGGGTGCGAATTACCCACGCCTACAAGGGGCTCGGAAGGACCCAAGCACCCCGGCCAACGTTGACCAGGGAGCAACGTTACAACGTTGGAACTCCTCGCCCGCCTAGCCAGGCCACGACGGCCGACCGCGAAGCGCGAAACTAACGACGACTCAGCATCGCCCGCTCGAACGCAGCAGCGAGATGCTGAGTCCATTCGGATCGCACCACCGTCTCTGCGACCTCTGCAAACTTGAAGCGCTTCTCATACACGGCCCGCTGCGTGAAAACTAGGAGCGGCATGATCCTCCGGTTCTGTTCAGCGCGCGCATAGATACCGCCAGGTAGATTGCTCCCCTTCGGCTTGCCGTAGAAGTAGCGTCTGCCGCTGCTCGAGGGGCCAGACTCGCGGATTATCTTGAGCAACTGCGCCTTGCTGATGTTGCCGTATGCGTTACGCGGCGCAGCGTCGCCCGGCAATACAACAAGCTGCCCCGCAGTGACGGTCATCCGCTCCTCAAACGACTTGAGGTGGCGTCGACCGCCGTCAACCTGCGCCTCGAGGTACTTGGCCTGCGCATCTTTGACGAACACCTGGGCCTGCAGGTTCTGCTTTGTGGCCGGCGTCACGCCAATGGCACGCATCGTGAAGGGCGTTGGCCTATCAAACACGCGCTGAATAGTTCCGGTCTCCACACGCGCTACCGCCTTCGCCATGCTTGTGAGACCCGATGCCATCACGAACGGAGCCTGGTCTCGGCCGCTACCTCTCAGCGCGGCCAGCACATCGGACTGCCCTTTGATCGCTGCCACTGCAGCCTCCTCAACTTGTTTGGTGTTATACCTTCGGCACCAGTTCTGCACTGGGAAGTGCTCATGACGAAAAAAAGCCCCGCATTGCAGGGCTCTATCATCTCTACTGTCTGCACGCCTTGGCTATCCGAGATTCTTCTCAACCTCTTTCATTTGGGCTTCAACCAGTGATTCGACCTCTGCTGCGAGAGCGTTGGCTTGCTCAGCTACTGCGTAGCTACGCTCCGCAACCGTGTATGAATTCGAGCTCGTCTTGTAGGTTACCCCGTGATTGGTGACCTCGCCCGTGAACATGACTTGAATTTCCCCGGCCAAGGGCGAGGCCGTGCTGGTCTTAAAGCGCACCTTGACTGTTACCTCAATATGCTCCGCCTTTGGCCAGCTAGTCAAAAGGTCCGACGAAGGATTCTTGATGGATTGTGGCGCGAAAACGACCTTCACGTCCCAAATATAGCTGGCTTGAAACTGCGACTTAATTGCCTTTTCAACAACTTCCTTGGCTCTTTGGTATGCGGCATCGCGTGCCGCCGTTTTCTCGATCAATTTGCCCATGCTATTGATCAGATCTTTATCGATTGCCATACCGCCCCCATTGAATGTGAGGACGTATTTTATCGTGGCACCCAGACTCGTGCTCTACTCGCCGGAATAACAAAAACCCTGCATTGGGGGCATTAAATCGACCCAAGCGACAAGCGCAGTTGCAATTTCTTCGATGCCTGTGATTTTCGCCCCCATATTGCTCGCCAGAACTCGACGTGCAGACGTCTGCACAACACATACAACGCCAACGAAAAAATACCCCGCATTCGCGGGGTACTTGAGATGGATCTTTATTCATTCAAATCTGGTCAGTTCCTGCACCCAATGCTGCAGTACGAAGCCGAGTAAATGCCGCTTCGCAGCCGGGTACATCTCCTGACCGACTTCATTGAGGGGTGGCATCCGATCTACTCCGACCAAGTCGCCGCCGTTCGTTAAGACAACAGACCAAATCTGTTTCGACTCTTCACCTCGCCCCAGCAAGCGGAAATTGTATCGGCCCGCGTACCGCACCCCGCCAGCTATCGTCGCCTTACCGAATTCAAACTCAGCTCGGATCGTTCCGAAAACGCCTGATAAATCAAAGTCATGTGCATCGCCAACTCTGGAAAAATGGACTGCTGCTGCCCACGGCTCATCCGCCTCGGCGGAGAAGATCTCTTTAAACACTCCGGCATGTGCATTAAGACGACCTCGCTGCTGAATAGCACTGTGAATTTCACCCAAGTCGTACATATCCCCTCCTAAGTGATTGAAATGCAAATACTGCCTTCATCAAGGTAGAGGCGCAACAAAAAAGCCCCGGAAATTTCTTTTCCAGGGCTTTGAACGTAACAGCGTCGAGTGTGGGCGAAATATAAGGGAACTGTCCCAACGTCGTCAATCAGTATTTTTTGCTGTGGACAACTCTTTGGTCGGTGGAATCACACCCTGCTCGACGAAGTAGGTATAAAGGCGATCGCGCGCCATCGCCTCAAGCTGGCGAACGTGATCCCGAACGACCGCGCTTGCACGGTGGAAGGTGGACTTCGAGCAGCCGAACGACGCAGCGAGGTCTCGAACTGATATCTTGGTCTTCACATGATTGGCGAACTGGCGGGCCAGCAACGAGTCAACCGCCATCGGTGGGACGTTCGATAGCATCGGCCGAATCCATTCAGCCAGCGCAAGAATCGCTTGTCCACGCTCGCGCGAAAAAGACCAGCGCCGCTGACCATCGACATCCTCGAATTCTGTAGCGCCGTACCGCGCAAGCACCACATTCATCTCGGCTACGGGCAACTTACTCCTCACAGCCGAGACGATCATGGCGCATTGCGCCCGAATCTCGTCGTCGGTCAAACCGGAGAAGTCGATAGTGCCGGCAGGCGATCCCTTCAATGAGGAGAACCATTCGGCTTGTCCGGGCGTCAACTGGCGATCAGGAGCCTCCAGATCGATGGTCGCCATCATTTGCAAAAGCATAGACCGCGTCACGCAGCCCTGCCTAGGCTCATTCGCAATTACCAAGAAGGCCGTGTGCAACGCATGCCCCACGTCCTTGAAAATCGCCCCCTTGTTCACCTCAAGTGCTACCAGCATAGTTTCCTCGCTTAACGTTTTCCAAACCATCGATTCACTACGCGCACATCCTTGCTACGTGACTCGACAATCATTTCAATGTAGATCGGCGGCAGTACAATCGGCCGCTCTTGACTGATGCCGCGCTCATCCCAGTAAATCTCGACCGTTCCTCGCCTCATCGGCGTTCCAATCTCGCGCCCATTCTCTCTGGCGTAGAAGACCGACTCCCCTCTCAGTGCCCGCCGAATCTGCCGGTCCACGGGCAGAAGACCCAATTCCCGTCGCAGATCGTCAATCATCGCGGCGATGCGTGGCATCTCCTGTCGCAGGTTGCTCATCCGCCTAACCTCCTACGAATTACAAAAAGGTTGGCGGAGAGGTTGGACGGCTGAGACCCAATATCCATCCGGCTTTGCCAACCTCCTAACCTCGCTAACCTATTTTTGTTTGAATGAAAAAAGAATAAACATTCCACGCGCGGGCGCGTATACGCGCGCACGTATGTACGCGGGAGAAATTGACAAAATAGTTGGGAGGTTGGCGGGGCCGCTCTGGTGGCGGGTTTCCGCCGTCCAACCTTTTCAAACGAAGGTTGGACGAGGTTGGACGGTTGGACGGGGTGAGCCGGCATCATTGCCTTTTCCGCACGCACAAACTGCACGCACGATCCCTGGCAGGATGATACACAGCAACCCATAGCAACGCTACACGGGGATGTCATAGTCGACCTCCTGCACTGTACCAGCCTCCGGCTTCGGCCGCGCATAGTAATACTCACGCGCCCCTTTTTCGTCACGCTTTTTCTCCCACCCGAGTTTGCGCATGCACGCTGAAACTCGCATGGTTTCAGCCTTCGACGAAGAGAGCTTGCCGATCTCAATGTGAAGCGCTCGCGTAAGAAGCTCCCGCGCAGTGACACGATCCTTTTTGTGGTTCGTCTCCTTGCCGTCTATGTCGATTCCTTCGACATAGTCGTATAGCTTCCCAACCCATTGATCCGGGATTTCCCGATCATCCTGAACAGGACCAATCAATATCCTCTGCTGGTCTGGAGTTGGCCACCAGTGAACTCCTTCGCGCCACCTTGCCACCGCCTCACCAATGAGCTGCTCGCGGTCTGCCTTCAACTGTTCCAGGAGGATTCTCCCGCAGGCCACCGGCCAGAATCGGCGATTCCCCGTCGTATCCTTGAAATACTGCCCTTCGTTTGTTGTCCCTGCGAAGACGGTCCGACGCGGTAGGTTCTTCATCCGGCGACCATAGGGCTCACGGAACCGGTCGTTCTTGTTGGTCATGAAGGCTTTAACCGCCGTCAGCTCAGACCGATTGAACTGCTCAAGCTCTGCAATCTCGTAGATCAGGATGCCTTGAATGGCCATGTATCCGTCTTTATCGCCCATCTTGAATGGCGTTTCGGCATACCACTCACCACCCAGAACCGCCAAGGCCGTGGACTTGCCAGCGCCCTGCCCACCCTCGAAAACCGGAGCATGATCGTGCTTGATGCCTGGGTTGAAGGCACGAGCAGCAAGGGCGACAAAGAACATCGTGGAGACGAGCCGCATGTATTCGCTATCCTCAGCCCCCCAATATTTCGAGAAGGCACCTTCGATGCGCGATGTTCCGTCCCATGCCTGTGCACATGACTCGAAGAACTCGGTAACAGGATTAAAGCCATTTACGCGGGCAACTTGAGCGACTGCTTTTTCGATGTCGCCCACGCTACTGATGGTCAGCCCATAGTTTTTTGCCAGATACAGCCCGAGGTAGAAATCGTCCGTCTCGCTCCACTCACCCAGCGGGCTTCCCCACGGGTTCGGCTTGACTTTCATAGGCAGCTCAGCAAACTGGTCGTACGCAACAATTCCCTGAAGGCGCGGATCGTACATAAGCGCGTAGAAGACGTTTTCGCGGCACGGCGTCACGCCATACTTGCCCCACACCATGACCGTACTCTTGATCTGCTGGGGGTCCATCGGCTCGGCGCCAGCCCGAGGAAGGGGTACATCTCCCAATTCAGGGGGAGCTCCAGCCACCCAATCAGGCACGTTGTCGGCCGCATCCCCCGAGTCCGAAGGTACAGGAGCTGCAAGCTCTACGGCCGGAGCAACCCAAACTGGACGGCGACGATTAATCCAGGCAAGAAACTCCGCCTCACCGGCACCTGAGTCGCGCAGATCAGCAACGTCCCAGCCGTCCGGCTGAACACCTGGCTCGGGAATGTCAACGAACTGGATGCGGCAACCGAGGCCTTGCAGCTCACCCGCAATCCACTGCATCGCCTTCATGCCCGGCTGCTCAGTCTCCGGCATGATCTCGCCGGCCTGAGTCGGATGATTTTCCTTGTAGCGCTTCGCGTCCGCGTCTGCCCAGAAAAGGCAAGAGCGCCCCGCCAGCGGGGACCAGTCAACCTTCTTGACCGCCTTACCGCCACCTGGCCACGACACCACGTCAAACTGGACACCATACAACTCCACCGCAGCGTCCGCAGCCTTCTCTCCCTCTACGACCAAGACTTCAAAGTTCTCGCGCAAGGGGCGCGGCAGATATAGCGGGCGAGGCTCGCGCCATTGGAGCCAGCGCCATTCACAAGTGCCGGTGATCTCATTGCGAGCGAAGACACAGGGCAGCACTTCCTTTCCACCATCCGACGTGATGAAGCGGTAGACCACGCCCAGCAGCCGCCCTTCCTGGTCACGGTATTCCCAGAACATCTGCGGCCAACCGCGTACCACATGGGCCTTGGGATAGGGCAAGGCACTATCAGGAATGGGCAAAATCGGTTCCCATTTGGCCTGTTTTTTCTTGGGTGCAGCGGGTGCGCCTACCCCTTTGCCCGCTTGCGCAGGCGGCGATTTCTGCAGCGCGCTGATCTGCCCTGCCGGAATGTATTTTCGCCCATCCTTGTCGTGGATGGACACGCCTAGATCGCGGGCCAGTTGAGCGCAGGCGCGCCCTTGCGAGATACGCTCTTTCGCCGCGTAGAGAGAGATGAGATCACCGCCGGCTTCGCCATCGATAGAAAAATCAGACCAGACCCCTGCGCGCTCACCTTTCAGGTGAACGCGCAGAGATTGGCCGGCTTCGCCGGAAAGAGATCCAACGCAAAACTCAGATCCCTCGACCACACCATTCGGGAACCAATCAAAGAGGAGCTGATCGATTGCTGCCACCGCAGCCCTCTTCACCGAATCAAAGTCTTCGATATTCAACCACGCCTCCGGCTGAATGCTGCCACCACGCGCCCACCGGCGCCGCGTAACCTCTGGATCGCGCCACGAAGGGCACGACGGGCGCTACGCTTTGACTCGATTGCGTCATCCAGCTCTTTCACCGCTGCTTCCATCACCTGCACAGTCGGCTTGGCCACCACCAGGCTCAGCGCGCCAATTGCCTCCCCGCTCTCCTTCGCCACGGCAGCAAGATGCCGCACCGCGTCCATGTCGCCGGACAGATCGGCGTCCACGCTGCCCGCCACCAGTTGAAATGGCGCGAGCAGATCGTTGATGCAGTGGAGGCGAATGTCTTCCGGCATCGCCTCGAGGATTGAGGGCAAGAAGTTGAGCGGCAGCAGATTCGTATCCTTCGAACGGTCATCCAACCAGCGAAAGATGCGATCCGCAATAACGCGCGATCTGGTGAAACTATCTTGGGTCGGCGGCTCGAAGCGAATGCCGGTGTTGGCTGGGCCGCCAATGCGCTCATGCGCCTCGACGATCAATACAGCCACCGTCTCGCGGCTGGCATCGATCCGCTTCCTCCACATGTCCACGTACGCGGCCACGATGAAGATCGGCGTGTGCGTTTCATTACGCATGACTTATCGTCCCCTGAAAATTAAATTGGCGGCTCTTCAACAACAAACCGCCCTATGAACGCTGCTAACTACTTAGTACTGGTGAAGTTCGCCGCAGTCCTGAGTCGAGATAACCTGGTCACTGTCGCAACTGCAGTGAGGACCGCAATCAGCCAATCGCTCTCAAGTGCCGAGGTCATCTTCACCTCTACAGCTGCGGTAGCCTTCGTCGGCAAATCCAACGACCAGGCAGATTCATTGTTCCGCCTAATCGGCCCCGGCCTACACCCAGGAGACGAGCTGAGTGTTATCGAGCTCGGACATAAAATTGCTACCTCGCACCGTGCACTGCATGACTGGGCTGATCGTTTCCGCTGACCGATGCAATGGCGGGCGACTGAGCGATCTGCTGAAGCGGAGCAGCCCGTCCAAGGCAAGCAATTGCCTCCTCGCGGGACCCGAATACAGCAGGATTGAGTTCATAGCGGGACACCGAATCGGGAAAGAGGCGCTCAATGGTCCGGCAATGCTCAGAGGGCACACATCCCTGCGAGACCCACTTCTGCACAGCTTGGGGCGTAACACAAAGACTCTTGGCAAGCGCCGTTTGACTGCCGGCTAAGCGCACAGCTCTCTCGATGCCTGTCTCAGGAAATTCGCGCATGGTTGTAACCGATTAGAGTAATTACAACCGAAAGTTACATTATCCGACGCAAATCTACAACTTAAATTTGCAGTGCAAATTACAACGCTAATTTGTAATCTGCCTCTATGGAAAAAATGAACGACAGAATTCGACTTGCCTTAGCCGATAAAAATGGCGGGAATCAGTCAGAAATGGCGCGGTTCGTGGGCGTTAGCCCGCAGGCTGTTCAAAAATGGGTCTCCGGTGTCACCGAGCCCCGTGGCGATAACTTGCGCCGGACAGCGGAGTACTTAGGAGTAACCGAGGCATTTCTTAGATACGGATCTGAACAATCAAATATTCTTCCAGGCTCGTTCACGCCGGTGGTCGAACATGATCCCGACGACCCAGATTTCGTTGAAATTAAGAAGGTTAAGTTGAAGCTTTCTGCTGGAATAACCGGCTTTGAATCCATTCCCGCCCAGGATGATGGCCGCCCCATAACCTTCCGAAAGGAATGGCTCCTAAAGAAGGGCTACAGCGCCTCGCGGCTGATCGCGGTGAGCGTGAAAGGTGAAAGCATGGAGCCCACCATGTCAGACGGCGACACAGTCGTCATCAACACAGCAGATACCGTTCTGAAAGATGGGGCTACCTACGCAATAAATTATGATGGAGAGGACATCATCAAACGTTTGGTGAAAGATTTCGGCAGGTGGTTTTTGGTCTCAGACAATCCTGACCAAAAACGCTATCACCGGCAAGAATGCAGCCAAGGGTCTTGCATCGTGATCGGACGAGTCGTACTGCTACAACGCGAAAACTTCTGACCTCGCGAAGCCCCTCTCAATCACCGATAAATAGCCGCAAATTTGCGGCTATTTTTTTGGCCTTGCGCCTCCGCTTACAACTAATCCCGATCACTAACTACAACTTTTAATTGCAATTTCCAGTTTTGATCTGTAACCTTCGGTTGTAATGTCGATTGACTACAACCAGTGGAGGTTTCGATGGATCTAGCCAGACGGAAAGCGCAGGCGTTCGAACGCCCTTCAAAGTTCAACTTCCTCGCCGGTCGCCGGCCACCGTCCAGCCGTGAGTGGCCGCTCGGCCACACTCAGACCGAAGCGCAAGCAATAGCTACTGCTAACAGCAAGCGAGGCCAGAAATGACCCGCTTCCACATGGCTCCGGAGTCCGAGGCCCGCTTTCGTGCCGTCACGCACAAGACCTTGCATGTCTCGCACGTCCGCCAGAAGTGCGCATGCGGCAAGCAGACCACCGCCAAAGACCTGACGCGGTACGGCCATTGCGTGAGCTGCCAGAAGGCAGCGGAGAAGCAAGCCCCCAAGATCGCCTTCATCACCAGTGCCAGCGACAACCTGCTGCGTGAAAACTGCGACCGCCGCTGGACCGCTTTCCCCTCCACCTGGACGAAAGCGAGGAAGGCATGAGCGCGATCGAAAAGCACGACGGCTCCGCATACTTCAAGACGCCGGCACGCAACTTGATGTTGTACGTCTCCCGCAACAAGTCACCAGGCTGGAAAAATGTGTCCCTTCTTAGGGGCCGACGGCGCGAGCAAATAGTTTTTGCGCTGTGCCGCGACAACGAATCCTGCAGTGTCGAGCAGGATCGTGACGGAATCTGGAAAGTCTGGCTCGACTCGGCATGCTTTGAGATTCGTGCCGAGGATGCGACCGAGATCGCAGCGCTACTGGACTGCAGCCTTCGCCCGATGGAGGCCGTTCCATGAAAGCCTTCCTCGCCACGATCTCCTTCGAGACCAAGCCTTCCCTTCATCTCCACTTCATCGCGCAGGATTGGCTGGAAGTGCATACGTCTGCACTCGATCAGTTCTGGCCCTGCGCAGTCTCCGTGAGGCCCGCATGAGCGTCCGCACCGCATTTATCCGCCTGCTCGTCGCTGCAGTAGCCGTCTATCTCATCCTGATCGCCCAGGCCTTCACGCAGAACGGGCCTGAGCTGGAGGCCTTCGTGGATCTCGGCCGCGAGATGGCCATCGAAGAACATCCGCCCGTCGATCAGCTGCGCTCCCTATGTTCCGTCGAATGGCCTACAGAGATTGCCGGCAGCAAGACGGAAGAAGCCCGGCGCAAGGCCTGCCGCTCATTCGGACTCGATTGACCATGGCCCGCGCAATTCAACCAACGCCGCATCAGATGACCTTGGAACAGCTCGGCCAAGCGCTGACGTCCAAAGCCGGCTGCTCTCCCCTTCTCGGGGAGCACGTGGCCAGGACGCTGCTCGACGAATTCAACGCCATGCTGGCCCAGGGCTACGAGCTCAGCACACCTCAACTTTTCCGGCCGACCAAGCCGGGTCACACCACCTGGCGCGTAGATGTCTCTAGCGCCCACGGGGGCTTCTCCGGCGCGCTGATTTTCAGCATCCCCACCATTCACTAATCCTGGAGCATCCATGACTCAAACCATGCAAACGCAGTTCGGAATGATCCCGCTGCAGTACATCGAAACCGATCCGAATCAACCTCGCCGCACGTTCAACGAACATGAGCTGCAAGAGCTGGCGGAAAGCATCAAGGTTAGCGGCGTCATACAACCTATTCTCCTGCGCACCATTCCTGAAAGCGATACGCGCCTCCAGCTGGTGGCCGGCGAGCGTCGCTATCGCGCCTCCAAACTGGCCGGTCTCTCTGAGATTCCTGGCATCGTGCGGCAGCTTACCGACGCCGAGGTGGCCATCATCCAGCTGGTCGAGAACCATCAGCGCGCCGGCGTAGCGCCTCTCGAAGAAGCCGAGGCAATGGATCGGGCCATGCGCAACCATGGGCTGAAAATTGACGACATCTGCACCGAAATGGGCGTCAAGCGCCGCTGGGCCTACTCCCGCTTGCAGCTGCTCGATCTGTGTCCCGAAGCCCGTGTCGGACTGAATGATGGCCGCCTCTCGCCATCTATTGCCCTGCTCATCGCCCGCATCCCCGTGGCCAGCCTGCAGGAACGCGCAGCATCCGAAGTGCTTTCCAACAACGGGGCCGGCAACGTAATGTCTTACAGGCAGGCGAAGACCTGGATCGAGCAACGCTACACTCTGGACATCAATCGGGCCGTATTCAGCCTGGTGGACACGAAGCTCTGCAAGGCAGCAGGATCGTGCGCAGAATGCCCGAAGCGTACCGCAAACGACCCCGACAAGTTCGCCGATATCACCGCAGACGTCTGCACTGATCCTGACTGCTTTGAAATGAAGACGGAGGCGCATAATGCGGCCGAAATCACCAAAGCAGCAAAGAAGAAGATTCCCTTCTACGAATCGTGGGAACAATGCAAGACGGAGCGCAATGGCGATCTGAGCACTGGATTCGTGCTGGCGCGCAGCTTTGATCGCATCATCAATCCGAAACAGGAATTGGTACCGGTCGACACACTCCTCGGCGGCGACCGTATGCCCAAGCCGGTCGGCATCTTCAAGAATCAATCCGGGAACATCACGAACATCTACTCCAAGAGCGATATCCAGTGCGCGCTGGAGAATGCTGGCATTGCCCGCACCGAGGCGCAGGAGGCGGCTCTCGACGAGGAAGAGAAGCACGAAAATGATTCGGCGGTAGTCGAGCGGGAGCAGGAGGGAGCGAAACAAGAAGCTGCAAAGCCGAAGCCTCTTGAACTCCAACAGGAGATTGGCCGTGCATATAACGAGTACCGCCTCGAACTCTTCGACGAGATCAAGAACGCAATATCTCAGTCCAACATCTTTGCGATCTATCGCATCTTGGCCAAAGTCTCTTTCCGTATCGTCGAGGAATATGAAGGCTGGTCCCTGGCCGAGAAAGCTGCGGATATTTACGACTTCCCCTTCGACGACGAAGAAGCCGTTGACGAAGCCATGACGCTGGCCAGCGACGTCGATATCTGCCGTACATACATGGACCTCGTCCTCAGCGCATATGTGACGGTCCACTTCAGCTATATTGTCGATGGCGAGTTTAAAGAGCCCAATGACCTGATGCGCGTTGCTACATCGGCCCTGAGCAACCTTGCCGCTCTCTGCCACGTGGACGCCGAGGCCATCCGGAAAAAACACCTCGATCCGGTGCTAGGCACCAGCTCGGAAGCACTACCGCCAGCAGAGCAGCAGGCGGAAGATGCGCCGAAGGCCGAGAAGAAAAAGCAGCCGGCTCGCCTCAAGCAAGCTGCCAAGAAGGATGCCGTCGATCCCGCAGCGGCATGGCCCTTCCCCAAGTCGAAGGACGGAGCATGAGCGGCCATTTGCGCAGCCGGGCAACACACGCTGCCCGCAAACATAAGCACCGGGTGGTGCACGACCACGGCAGCCTGACGATGGCACAGATATGGGTGGTGAAGTTCAGCAGGATCGCGCAATGGCCCGGTACCTGACCGTAGAGAAATTCTCGTCGGAGACAGGCTACACGCCAGACGCCGTTCGCACTAAAATTCGCGATGGCATCTGGCGCGTCGGTCACGAGTACAAGAAAGCGCCGGACAATCGCATCCTGATGGATATGGAAGGTTACGAAAAATGGGTAGAGACGGGCGGGGTGTTAAAGCAGCCTCGGACAGCAGCATCGAAATCTCGTTCATGTACCAGGGCATCCGGTGCAGGGAACGGATTCCCCTCAAGCCCACCACCGCTAACCTGAAGCGCGCGGAACAACACCGCGCCGCCATTCTTGACGCTATTCACCGAGGCATCTTCGACTACGCAACAACGTTCCCGAATTCGACCAAGGCCCCGACCTTCGCGAATCGCCCAGGTGACGTCGAGTCTGTTGAGGCGTACCTGGAGCGCTGGCTCAAGCGCAAGAGTCTTGAACTGAAGGCCAGCACACTGCTCGGCTACAACAAAATCGTCCACCGCCTCCTCATTCCAAAATTCGGCGAGTGGAAACTGTCCACGCTTAAGCGCCGCGACGTGCGCGAATGGCTTGAGACGATAGATGAAGAGAAGAAGATCAAGCTTTCAAACAAGCGCCTGGCCAACATCCAATCCGTGCTCAGTAGCGCCCTCTCGGACGCGGCCGACGACGAGTTGATTGACGTGAATCCGCTTACGGGCTGGCGCTACCAGCGCAAGGAAGCCCCGAAGCCCGATGATGACATTGACCCTTTCGATCCAAAGGAGCAAGCGGCGATCTACGCCGCCTGCAGAGATGAAGGTGATCGCAACATGTTCGTCACTTTCATGTGGACCGGGCTACGTACCAGCGAGCTGATCGCCCTGGACTGGAACCGCGATATCGACTTTGTGCGCGAGGAGATCCGGATCACTCAGGCGAATACCCGCGCATCCAAAGGCCAGGCCGAAGACACCAAGACCGCAGCCGGTCGTCGCACCGTCAAGATGCTTCCGCCTGTCAAAGCCGCCCTACTGGCGCAAAAGGCAATTACCCTCCTACGTGGCCAGGCTGTATTTATAAACGCTGGCACTGGGAAGCGCTGGTCCGGAGACAACCAGATTTGGAGGATCTGGCAAACCATCACCAAGAAGGCTAAGGTCCGTTACCGCAATCCGTACCAAACACGGCACACCTTCGCCTCCATGATGCTTTCAGCTGGAGAGCACCCGATGTGGGTAGCCAAACAGATGGGACACAAGGACTGGACGATGATTGCAAGAATCTACGGCAAGTGGATGCCATCTGCGAACCCCGATGCTGGCCTTAAAGCCGTGGCAGCGTTCCATATCTCCCAACCGGCAGAGGTGCAGCGCGAACATTCTTAG